TAATTTCTAAAATCTAAAAAATCATTATCCATTGTGAGTGGTGTTGAGTGATAGGATCTTCCAAAATCACCGTGCTCTTTGATAAAAGATTTTTCTCTTGTTCTTGCATCTTTAATATATTTATTAGATGCTTTGTTTAATGATTTTACAAACTCTGGTTTTTGCTCTGACCAGATAGTTGTGTTAAAATAGTTACTTATATACATTATTTAAAAGGCCTCCCTAAATGCCATACTACAAGACTATATCTTGTACCTGATGTTACTGGTTTGACTCTATGCCATACAAAAGAAGGAAACACAATAATAGAACCTTTCGGTAATATCTCTTTTGCTCTTCTTAAATGTTTAGTTTCATCTCTCATATGTGGATCGTAGTTTCTAAAATCAAATTCTAATTCACCACCTGTGTATTCTGAACCATCTGTTAACTGACAAGTCATAGATAGTTTTCGAATTCTGCCGTGATCAGGTCCTTCTTTTTCATAAGGTTTGTCCCAACTATCATAATGCCAATCATAGTATTGATTATGTTTATATTTTGTAAACTGACACGGTTCAGATCTATCCCATTCAAAGTTCCAACCTGCATTTCTATTTGCTTCGTGAACATATGGGTGTAATTCTTTATATATCCAAGTATCATTAAGCCACACTAAATCAGAGTTTCTTTTTCTTTTTAAATCTTTAACTTCTTCTTTAGATAATTTTCTATCACCAAACCCACCAGTTCTTGCCATTATTTCTTCTTGTTGATTAGCATAAGCTATTACATCATCACAAAACTTTGGTGTAAGAACACCACTAAAATACCAATAATAATTAGATAAATTCATATTATATTAAAACTTAAAACAATTTTTTCTTTCATTCTATTAACTTCTGTGCCATGTATTAGCCAACTAGGAAACATATATAAACTACCTATTTTAGGATAAAACCTAACTCCTTCAGATACATATTCTGAAGAATTATTATGTGATACATTATGTAAAGAATAATAATTTGGATTGTAGAAACAAAGACAAGGTGTTTTATTATCAGCATTTAAATATAAAACTCCTGATAATATAGATAATGGATGACAATGTTTCATAACATTACTTCCTTCTTTTTCTATATTAAACCATGAATTATCAATTTTTTTTCTAATTTTGTAACCTATATTATTAGCATAAATTTCAGATGTTTTTAATAATTTATTTTTTATATTTGTTTGTTTATTCTTTGAAAGAAAACAATCGAGGCTATAAGAAGATAAACCATTAGTTAATAAATTATGTTTTTTAGGTTTATCTTTTTTAATTAATTTAATTAATTTTTTACATTCATCATTTGATAAAAAATTTAAAGATTCTAAAATTGGTGTAGAAAATAATTTAAATATATTCATAAGTTATTGTTTGTACAAAATTTAAACTATCCTTTTGATTATTGGTTAAGTAATACATATTAGTTGATGGAAACATTATAAATCTGTTATCTAAAAGTGGTATATCCCAAGATCTACCTTTTCGTCTGTTATCTTCATAGTGTATTCTAACCATACAGTCTTTAACTTTGACACCATACAATAATGTAAAGTCTGGTGAGTTTCGTAAATCTACTGGATCAATATTTAATAAAGGAGTAGTTGTTTCCGTAGGTTTATAGATATTTCCCCACGTTTCTTTGTTAATTAAACTAAAATTATATTCAAGATTAACGTGATCTCGCATATATGTGTTTAACATATCCCAAGTTCGTGAGAACGGAAAATCTTTGTTTTGAATTACTGATTGTAAAATATCGCCTGATAATTTATCTCGGTCAATGTCCCAATCTTTAGGCATTGCCACATCACCGTAATACAAAGCTTGCTCTGTTAATACTTTCTTTTGCATACCACCACCAAATATAAATTATGCTAGATCGTCTGTCAAGTCCCAAGTTGTATTAGCTTCATTCCAAACGTAAGACCATCTATGAGTAGATGCTTCGTTTTGTGAAGTTTGTTCTTCTGTTAATGCTGGAGCATCACCTATTGGTGATTTCCAAGAAGCTGATTCCATATGTTTTACCCAAGATGCATATGGTTTTTTAGGCCAGAAGATTTGATTATCTTCATCCCAAGTATAACCGATACCTGCGTAGTTTCCTCTCAATGCTTTTGATTGATCTGCAGATTCTGTTCTTGTTTGGGTTCCATCTTCATTAGTTGTTACTGTATAATGTTTACCGCCAGCTGTATTATATGAAGTTTGAATCCACATTTGTGCAGGCCAATTATTGTGTTGTTCTAAATATTGTTGACCTACTGACTCATCTTCAACACCATCAGTGTTAAGCATATCTTTGTTATCAAGTGTTAACACTTGAAGAACTTTTCCGTTATCTCCTAATTTTGCAAAATGTGCCATAATGTTTTTCTTTATATATTAATTTTAAATTTTAGTAAACACACAAATATTATTGATATTTATATCTAATAATTACAATTCCGCTACCACCTAATGCATTACCACCACCTCCACCGCCGGTGTTTGCTGTTCCTGCCACTCCAGGAGCGCCACCACCACCTGGACCACCTGGTGCTGGAGCAGCATTATTGTCACCACCTCCACCACCTGCTCTAGCTGTTGGAGTTCCATTAATTGAAGAAGCTGCGCCACCGCCGCCTGCACCCGTTGCAGGAGAACCAGTTCCTGCACTACCAGCACCAGTTGCGCCACCACCACCGCCTCCGCCGAATCCAGGGCCTGCAAAATTTCCAGGACCACCGTTAGTTCCTTGAACTGGATTAACAGGGGGTTGATTTCCTGTTCCACCAGGACCTCCTGCATTTGATCCGCCTCCTCCAGAACCACCGGGATTACCAGCATTACCTGGAGGTGGTTGACCAACACCGTAACCACCACCTGCTGATGTTATACTTGAAAAACTTGAAAGTCCACCATTTGCGAGATCAGCACCACCACCTCCTACAGTAATAGGAAAAGCTGTTGCTGTAACTGTTATGGCTGGAACACACGCACCTCTAGGAGATACTGGGTAACATCCTGTTGCAGTTCCTGAAGATTCTCTATAGCCTCCAGCTCCACCACCTCCGGAATTGGGAGCAGAAGCTTGACCAGACCCACCACCTGCTACTACTAAATAATCTACATCGTTTCTAGAAGCACATTCATCTGATACTTGTGATACACAAAAAGTTCCTGGTCCAGTAAACGTATGGATTCTGTAATCACCATCTTCAGTGATTGTACCACCTGTTGCAACAATGTACCCAGGAGCAACAGCCGCTGTTTGACCAAATCCTTTTCCAGATCCTGCTCCTCTTGTACCTATTAATGGCATAGTCTTTCTCCTCCTAATTTATTACGCAAACTGTGTTAGAGAAGCTAACGCTGTAAACGTAGCTGATCCAGTTTTAATAATTGTATAAGTATAAACGTCTAATGAGTTAATGTTTCCTGCAGTTGGTGCAGCTCCACCTTGCCATTCTGGTGTAATACTTGATCCATCAACTTGAACAGCTGAGTTGTAATAAGCAGTTCCACCTTGTTTAACAATGTGAGCTACAGTAATAGATTCTCCAGTATCCATAATTGAATCTAAAGAGTTTGATCCATCACCTCTAATATTTAATGTCCAGTTTCCTGAAGCATCTGTTGTGAAGTTCCATACAGCTTGTGTAAGAACATCATAGTTAACTGTTCCTGTAGCAGCTGTTGCTTCAGTTGTAACTTTTTCTGCAACACTTTGAATTTTACCTTGACCATTAAAAGTTGCTCTACCAACTCCTTTTGGTGTAAGATTTAAATCAATGTTAGTGTCACCACCAGTCGCAGATATTTCAGGTGCATTACCTGTAGCTGCGTTAGCCACTGTGAATTCATTAACTGCAGATCCAGTTGTTGTAAAAGTAACTTGCTCATTTCCATTTTCATCAATAAGACCTGTTGCATTATCAATAGCAATGTTATTACCATTTGCATCTAAGTTAGCTGAAAGTTGTGGTGAGTAGTCAGAGGATAAATCTGTAAATGCTGTATCAACAACATTAGTTCCATCTGAGTAAATCATTTTAGTGCCTTTGTCAGCAGCCGCCCAAGTTACTCCAGTTCCTGAAGTAGTTTTGAATGTGACTGTGTGAGCACCACTAGTAGCATTTTCTACTACGAAAGTTTTTTCGATAGAATCAGGGATAACAACGTTAACTGCTCCTCCAATTGTACCTGTTAATTTCAATACTTGGTTTTTACCATTTGATAAAGCACCATTTGAAAAAGTTAAAGTTGCTCCTGATGTAATACCAACAGATTGAAATCCACCAATTGCTTGTTCTAGAATTAATAAGTTTGTATTTGTAATTTGTCCCCAAGTTCCTGAGTTTTCTCCAGTTGCTTGTACTGTAAGTTTTAAACTAGCTGATGTAGAGTTTGCCATAATATTTTTTCTCCAATGTTCTTAATTTATTAAAATTTTATTCAAGTGTCAAACACTTATTTATGCAGCGTTAGTATCAACCGGTTTCCATCCTGGAGGGTCAATTGGTGCTGTACCTGGATCTACTCCGTTCCAAATCAGTACATTTGTAGCTGTTCCTAAGCCCATTGTCAACAAGTTTCCTGAAGGAATTACTTTACCTGTACCTGTTGCAGTTAATGTTCCAACGTTAGTAAATAAGTTAGTTAGACCTGTAATAGTAGGTATAGTATTTGCGTCTAATACTGCTGTCCCTAAATTAGCTGATAAACTAAATGTAAAATCTGGAACCGCTAAGAATGTTCCGTTACCCCATTTAGACTCACTCCAAGTACCATCACTCCAGCCCATAGCTGTTAAAATTCTAACTGAGGCATCTCCAATAATATCAAAATTACTTATTGGCGATAAATTCATAGCCATTGCTTGACCAGTAGCTTCTGCATCTGGTGCAGGATCAGCACCACTAAAGTTTTCTTGCATAGCCATTACAAGAGTGTTTACTTGTTGATTTCCATATACTCCAAATCCCCAAGAAGATTTAAGACCCCATGTTGAAGCTGATTGAGCAGATATTTCTGCGATAGTAATATTGTCTCCAATTGCTGTACCTAAAGCAATTGTCATTGGTAAACTTCCAGTATTTATAACTTCAGGGTCATATGACAATGTCATTGTCATTGGAAGACCTGTAGGCTCTGCAACAAAAGAAGCAAACGCTTCAACAGTCGCTGGAGCAGTGATAGTTAAAGGATTACCTGTAGGAGTAACATTTGAATCTCCATCAAATGATAGACCTGCACTACCTTCGAATGCAGTCATAGTTTGACCAGTTACAGCAACTACTTGAATTGATGCACCCCAGCCTTCAACTCCCCATCCGTCTGAGCCCCATCCTGTATTAATTTCATTATCAATTACTACGTCATTCAATGACATAGTCATTGGGAAATTATTTGCAAAAGCTTGTCCTCTTATACCCCAAGCATTAATATTCCATCCTAGTCGTCCCCAACCAGCATTTATTTCTGTATCAATTAAAACATTATTGTCCAAAGACATGGACATAGAATTACTAGCAGGAATTACTGTACCATATCCATTCCACACACTTGTTCCCCAAGTGAGTCTTCCCCAACCTGTACTTGATGATTGTTCTACTTGTCCAAGATTTGCAGATAAACCAAAACCAGTTACTAATTGATTTCCTGTATTAACTGATCCCCATTCACCAACGTTCCAAGTGTTTGCTCCCCAACCTAAACCTGGGTAACCTGCTACACTTCCTAAAGTAAAAGACGCACCTATCCCAGTTACAGAAATATTATTTACATCTGTATTCCAAGAATTGTCGCCCCACGATGCTTGACCCCAAGTGGTTGCCATAGGAGATTACCTCCTAAGATTAACCAGAGATCCTTAGAATCGCTGCAGTTGATGTTGGCGCTGGAAACTGAATTGTGAAAGTTCCTGATGTAGCTGTTTTATCTGCTCCAAAATCTAGAACACAAACTGATGCATTAGTTGTATCAGAAGATGTGTTGTAAATTAAAGCACCTCTAGCAGTTAACGTCACTCCAGTAAAAGATCTGTCTGCAAAGTCTGTTCTTGCTACACCAGCAGTCATAGAAGTTCCTGAGTTAACAAGAAGACCACCGCCAGAAGCGTATTGACCACTCGCTGCTACTTCACCAGTTGCAGTGAAAGCAGTAGTTGCAGAGTTTAGAGTTGCTGTTGAAGAGTAAAGAGCTAATTTAAACTTATCACCACCAGTTTGTTTGAAATTCATGTCAGCTTCTAAAAGCTGTTTTTTAAATGAATTACAAATTGCTTGTGTTATTGCCATAGTTTATCTCCTTATTTTCCTATTCGAGGAACACCACTTTGGTATTCATCTCGTCTTCTTCTTCCCATTTGTTCAATTGAGAAGCCTTCAACCACTTGTTTATACTTTTGTTCGTATAATTGCAAGAGGTCTTGTGGGCCTTTTAAAAATCCATAAGCCTCAACTAGGCATGCATACAAAAGTCCATTGGGAAAATTCAAACTTAAATATGTTGTTGTATTTGTACTCGATAATCCAGCATCTTTCAAGATATAATTTAACTGAATTGTGTAAGTCGCATCTGGAGTTGGAGCAAATACTAGATGGTTTTTATCCCACCAACTATAGTATTTTGGAACTCCTGTAGTTTCTAAATTATTAAACTCTGACATAAAGCTAGTATCTCTCCATTGTAAAAAATCTCTATTATTAGCTGAAGATGTTCCATCAGAATCTACAATTTGAGCAGACCTTACTATTAAAGCATTATCTGGAGTTTGAATAAATCTTGTATTTACAACTAAGTTTGCTGTTGCATATCTTCTATTATTGTCTGAATCTACATCTCTAAATATTCTAAACTCAGCATCTTCAATGATACCATTTAAAATAGTGTCAGATAAAACAGTTGATCCAACTTCTGTGTAATCTCTAATTTTTGTTTTTAATTCGTCGTATGTCATCCTTGTTTAGTATCCAATGGTCCAGCTAAGACTTGAATACCTCCTCCTGTTTCTGTACTTGAAGCATTTGAAACTAAATTAAATGTGTAACTATTTTCTACAGTTATTGTAGAAGGTTCCCCTGCTTGAGGTACAGTTGTTTGTATCATAGTTATTGAATAACCGCCAACAATAATTGCACCTGAATTATGAGCGCTAGCAGTTGTGTTTTTAGGTAAGACCCCTCTAAATTGTGAATTAGTTCCTCTTACACATCCTGTTAAATCATTACTTGATTTTCCAGTATATTGAATAACTTCATTGTTAAAATAAGAATCTCCATCATCTGATACATCTACTTTTTCAATCATAAAAAATCCTGATGTAGGAAAAGCTGAGGCATCTGTTAATGAAATAGTTGTGTCAGTTGCAGTTATGTTTGAAGCTAATGTTGTAGTTAGTTCTAATGTAGATTTAGTTACACCACCTACCATT